TCAGTGAAGTTGCCGCATCTGTTACCGCGTGGGTAACAAGTGCATTTGGGATTGGAGAAAAGTTATTTTTAGCCATTACTTTTTTGAACTCCTGTTATTTGCGGCTATATTACTTTCCGCAAGAAGTTTTATTGCTTCTGCAAGCTGATCGCCTCGTTCTAATTCCTGTTTCCGTTCTTTCTCTATTCGTTCCCCGTCAATAGTTGCCCATTCACGTCGATGGCGCTTTTCCATATGGATACGCAGATCATGGGAAGCAACTATATTTGATTTACGACACGTAGGAAGACCTAGGCGATCATAATGTTTCCTATTCGGATCATCTTTATGTAAGACACATTTTATTGATCCCATTGGAGGCTCTATATCAGGTTTCTGTGTAGTAAATATATAAGAGCCATCTTCTCGTCTCTTCTGAAGCTGCTGCTGAAGCATGTTCCTGTTAACTATTGAACGACTACCAGTAAGATTGTTATATACATATACCCACCCAGCAGAACGCAGTTCTGTGGAGGTCATGCTTAAACCATCCGTAGATCCAAGAGCAGCGCCTGCATTCATATTTCCAGGTTCTTCCGCTTCTTCTGCATCTCTTAACATTTCTTCTACTGATTCATTTTGTTGAGTCAACGGGTTCGCTCCTTTTTGAAGTCAGGGCCGAATGTACTGTGACCCTTCATCCACTTGTTTCTTTCTTCTATGTTTTCCCAGAAGATCTTATTCCAGTCTTTTGGTTTAACTTCAGTCTTTTGTGGGGGTTTTAGGTTCATATCCTGCGCCATCCGTAACGCCTCATCGACGGTATAGAGGGCTTCCCCACCACCTTTTCCATCAGGTACGCCACATATCAACTGGAACTGTTCTCCAAAAAGTTTTGCGTCTCCGAGATCTCTCTCAAATTTAACTCTCCGGTCACTGCGTATAACCGTTATTGTCTGGTAACGCCTCATACCGGAGGAGTCAGGAGCCTGCCGATTCATCTCAGAGAGATACCAGCAAGGCTCGTGACCCCTTATTTCCGCAGCGGCTAACTCAATAAGTCCTGCCACTAAAAGCTCCTATACAGTCCAGTCTCTGTTGGCCTCTACGAGGATGTAGTCACAGTCGAAGATATTAAGTTGAGTCGTATTGGCGCCAGCAGCTAAGACCACAGCATAATCTGTAGACGTTGATACTGCATTTTCCACGGTCTGCTTTAACTCACCATCTATATACCATCGGCATGTACCGGTAATCGCAACCTCTAGACGAAGAACCTGCCATTCACCAGCAGTCGCATCATCACCTAAATCAACACCAGTAGTCGTGGTCGAGGCAGTAGCTGTTCCACCACTATGTATACCATGCCAGCGCTCGTCCTCTGTCAGTTCGTCACTCAGGTAGAATCCAGCAAGGTCTGCTGGCATAGTAAGAGTGGTTCCTGACGCATTTATCACAATGTCTTCAAGCTGCTCATCAACCGACAGGATACTCGTCAACCCAAAGAAAATTTCCTTGGTGTCGAGATCTGGAAGTTGTACCCTGGTTTCCAACACAATCGTTCCCATCAAAGCAACGTCAAATCCAATATGCGTTCCAATGAAGGTTGTGTCAGCGTCCGTGTTAGCGGATGTAAGCGTAACAACACCGGACAGTGCATCTTTTCCTGCAATTCCTGCGTCGGCATCCTCAAAGCCCTCACCACCAGCATAGAAATCCCCTAACTCGGCAGTGTCAGCCGTCAAAGCTAAAGTATCACCTACACCAAAAAAGTCATTAAACAGTCGTATTTTTCCTGGCCCACTTTGTGCCATGTCTATTTATCCTTCCTGAAGCTGTAGCTCCAGTTTTCTTATACGCTTCCTGTAGGGAGCGACTACTTCTGATATATTTCCTGTCTTACGGGGGATACAGGCCAGATTTTCCAGCCTGTTATCCTCCATATCACCGTTCATATTGTGGACAATCCATCCTTTCGGAATCGGCCCACGCTGCTGAGTCCATGCCTCACGACGCGGATTCATTAGCTTGTTGGAGCAGTAGCGTCATTTATCAGTTCATACATCCAGTTGCTTGACGATCTCTCTCCGTAGGCATACTCGTCGTAGTGATACAGAGCCGTGGCTCCACCACCAAGTTCGGGCATTCGCTTTGTCTCCACGTATGGAGAGCGGCCCTCTACGAGTACCAGTGCCATCTGCGAGAACACTCCACCTTTCGCATCTGTTCCGCTAATAGTGATGTTTCCATCCTCGTACAGTCTTGCTCCAGCGATTGTTCCTCGATATCGGTTCTGGTATGTCTCGGTCGCAACACCACTTGTCAACGGAGCGCCGCTGTTCTGGTCTACACCAGCCGCTATAAGTTCATCGTCGATGTCCTTCAGGCAAAAGCCGTGGTGGACAGCGTTGATGGGAGCATTGGCAGGAGCAGGTTCCGTTGTGTTGGAAGTGATCCTGTATGCGGCAGCGGCAATTTCACCAGAATTTAACGCTGACCCTGCACTACCCAAAGCAGTTGTAGCTCCGTCAAGTGCAGTTAATCCGTCCTGGTCTTTCTTTCGCTCTATAGCATTCTGAGCAAGAGAACCCGTCTGAGCATAGGCGTTGGCGCTTATTCTCAAGGCAACCCTGTCAGTTATGACGGTGTGAACACCGATAACCGTGGGGGTGATTGAGAAGAGCGTGTCTTCCATCTGTTGCGGGTTGTCCAGTTCAGTATTTTCGGTAACGGCCTGTGCGCTGAGTTTCGACATTGAAACTTCATTCCAGACTGTCCCCGTATTTTCGTCGAGTCTTTGCCTATCGACGAGGTTAGGCATGACACCAGCAAATTCTCTCACGATTCTTGCGGAAGCAATCATCGTGGGAATCGAATCAGCCAGTGAATCGGTTACTGTATTTCCTACAGCCATTTCACTAACTCCTTATCCCTATATGCGGATTCCCTGTTTTCTCAACACGTCAGCCGCTTGTTCTATTTCATCTCTTGAGACAGAAACGTCAGAGTTACCCATGCGTTCCAGAAGCTGATTGCCGTTCATGGAAGCAGGGGCAGATGACGATGAATCGAGATCCAGCGTATTTACTCCATGCTCCTCAAGAGCCTGCTTTACCTTTGCCTCTGTTTCCCTGGTTAACTCCTCCTGCTGTTGCAGGCGACGGCCCCGTTCCATCTGGCGCATCGCACGGTTAAACTCGGCATGGGCAGCATAAATGCCACTCATATCCTTGTTTTCAAATGCAGGCGCCCACAAATCTCGGAAAGAGGCAAGTTCAGGAGCTGTTTCTACGTTGATTCCCAGCTCATCCGTTGTCTCTGTGATCTCTCCGATCATACTCTGGGTCGCTGCCTGAAAACTGTTCGTGGCTCTCCTGTCAGCGGCATTTGATTCTACCTTCTGAAGGTCTTCCACGAATGCTTCAGGGTCTTGCGATCCATCACGACGTACCAGCGCCTGTACAACATCAACAAGCGTTTCCACCTTGTCAGAGAGATCATTGTTTTGAGTGGTCTCTCTGTTCAGGCTGTGAAAACGTCCTTCAAGTGACTTGTAGTCGTTTTCTCTTTTTGCTGCCTGTTCTTTCATCTCTGTCACTTGCGCTTGCAGAGCCTCGATAGTAGGGGGTTGCTCATCTGATTCTGACGGGGATAAGGTCGCGGGGCCGTTAGCTGCGTCAGCTTCAGGGGCAAGTTCGCCTGTACCGTTTGCTTCTGGTTGTTGTGGCGGGCTATCAAATCCCCCCACTCCATTCTGTAACGTCATTTCTTACCTCACAGTTACTGTTAGTTTAGAGCCAAAGTTTTTTCTTTGTCAAAAATAAAGTTAATTTGTTCCTGTATCAAGGCCATTACCGCGCTCCCACTGGTTCCTGTAGCACAGATTCAACATACATCTGGCCCTGATAGGGTATTCGTGGTTCTCCAGTGACTGGATGGAGTTCAGAATTATATTGTTGTATTGCCCGATTATAGTCCTGTCTTTTTGTTTGCAGCATAGGAATGCCATCTCTGCCTTTCTCTATCTGGTAAATATCATTGATAGCTTTTCCGTTTAATGGCTTCTGTGTATACCCCCATTTTCCTAACAGAAGATCGAGAACAGGATCTTTGATTCTTGCTCTCTCCTGTTCTTTCTTAATTTCCTTTGTTACCCATCTAAGATCTGCCGCATCATGAGATGTCCAGTCAAGATGGTCAACAGCTCCCGCTTTGAAACGGTCAGGGCTATCTATTGCCTCTGGATGAGTAGTAACAAATTCCCATTTTTCAGTAAAATTCTCTTTCTCAATTACTTTCTCTCTAAGACTCCAGTAGTTGTCGATAATATATTGAATATCACGATCATATTCCTTAAATAGCGCTTCTGCCTCTGGACTGGCAGAGCTGTACTTCTGTTCCTCTATAAGATCAAAGTGATCAGACACTATTGATGAGGGATCTTTCAAAGTTTCTAATCTTCTATCACGTTCCTGATAGTTAAATTCCATAGTTACCGGATCTACTAAAGAAGGCCAGTTATTTAAGCTTCCGGTTTCTCCGTCCTGAAGCACATCCGCTGTCATAACCCGCCAGTATTCCTCCATAGCCTGGTTAAACTCATGTTCACTTGGATCCATTTCCGCAAAGTCATCTACAACATCATCATACTCATTATCAATCGACTTTGAGGAATATGCGTATTCCTTAAACTGCGCCTGCATGATTTTTCTAAGTGGCGCTCCAACACCATGTCTACTAAGTCCTTGTATAACTAGCCTATCCCTATTCACACGGACTTCCATTTTTTTATCAAGGTATTCAGCATGGCCAGAACCCTTCTCGATCATCTCCTCCCTGTGCCTGTTAAGTTCTTCCTGTATCTGTGGGTTTTCATTCTTGATTGTATTTAAAAGCCCAGCATGTAGATCAACAGCCCATCTGGAAGGAAACTGACCTGGCTTATGGTCATACTCTGCCAGTTCCTCTTCGGTCATAGCCTCAAAAGCATCCCGAACCATTGCTCCGGCTGTATCTTTTCCTGTAAACGGAGATGTTCTTGTTCCTAACCCTCCCAGAACCATACCCTGCCATGAATCACCTTCTATCATTCCCTGTATAAAGAATGGCAAAGATGATTCTCCTATATGAAATAGTGCATCTTTCGGCCCTTCAATATTCTCGTATTTAAGAGCGTCGAAATCGCCTCCCAGAGCCGCAACTCCTCCTTCTGCGAGCGTGGCCCCGAATTCCACACCGACAGCACCACGATATGCTATGAAACGCAATATGGGGTTATCTCTTGAGTTAGCTGCCCATATATTTTGTATCGGATCCCCGCCAGGTGCCAGAGAACTGATCACGCCAGTAAGTAATTGCATCAACGCCCTTGTCTGTCCACCTATTCCAAACCACTGTCCGTCCACCTCTATCGAGAGGTATCGTTTTCCACTGAGAGGGTTAATACCTGTCAGGATATCATTTCTGATCCTCTCGGCACTGTGTCCTTTTGCCATGCCAGTACCAATTGCAGCCGATATAAATAAACCATGCATACCCGTAAGAAGAAGTGCCATAGACCGAGCGGCTTCCTTCTGTCTTAACGTGGCTCCTGCACCTCCGGCAAACCTTCCCGCCTCGGCAGGCACGTACCTAATGGCATCTACTGTCAGGGCAATTGTTGACCGCAGTAACTTCGGAGAGAATGCCATAAACATACTTTCTATATTTCTTTGTCCTGAACTTACCCCAAGTGCCTGTGTGTCCAATCCACCTGTCATGTTCCGTATGTATGCCGCCAGTTCTGGAAGAGTGCTACCTGGACGACCTGATTTAGTCCACCACGGTTTCATTGCTTCCCAGAGCAATGCCCTGTTCATGGCAAGGAACATGCTGTAACTGGACTGAAAACGACCAAATGTCTGGTTAACAGCCGTCTGGCTTCCACCCCGCATTTTCGCAGCTCCCCTGCCGATAGCAAGCACACCCCTGTCAAAATTAGCAAGGTCTGCTTCGGAAGCGCCGCTATCAATGTCTCCGATAACATGGCCCAATAACTTACCCCCTCTATTGGAAGGAAGCCATGAGGTTAATTTTGCCACTGGCAAGCCCTGTCCCTTTTCCAGTGCGATAAACATTTCCATGTCGCCTACGGGAATTCCATACTGTGCCATTTCCTTAAATGTCTCGATATGGTCAAGTATGAATTTCCCCTGGATAGCAGGATTGGCAAAAGCTGCAAACTGTCCAATAGTAGATTTCGCCCATACTTTTGGATTTCGCGTAAGTGTAGGCTGGCCATGTATGAACGGAGCGCCCCAGTCTGCGTTAGCCTGAAGCCACCTGGAAGTATTGGCAACATTTCCTGCAAGTGCTGTGAATCCTCCCTTTCTTCCCACGAGATTATTGACGCCACCTTCTAGTTGCTCCCAGTCCTCTTCCCTAAAGTACCTTCCCCGCCAGAACTTTGCGTTTATCCTTTCCCCTGTCTCTCCCCATAGTGATGCAGGCAATGGTATTTTCCCATCTTTTCCTGTAGGTTTTAATGTTTTTCGTATCCTCGTTAAGTTAGCTTTAGCATTGTTTCTTTCCTTCTTTGCCGCTCCATTAGCTACCCGTGCTTCATCAATTGTTCGTTCCAGTGCGGCTTTTGTGGTGCCTGTATACGCTGATGGACGTTGGTCATATAACCGCTTTAGTGTTTTATCTGTCACGGCATATGCGTTCTCTGCATCAATCAGTCTTTTCCACTGTTGGGGATATAGTTCTTTAAGAATATAATCAGGTGAAAAGGCAAGGCCTCTATCCATAAAAGCCTTGCTGAGTTGTTCCTGTATAATTTCGTGATACCCAGCCATAAGATGAACTTTCAGGTTCTCTCTGGGGCCGTAATATACTGTTTCACCCCCCTGAAATTTACCCGCCATATCGTCCCATCCCATACGGCCGCTTGTTGCCAGTTCATGGCTTCTTCCAGAATGTGGATTTGATCCTGCTAAAAGAATCTCGTCTATGCTGTGAACATTTCTAGGTACATAAAATAACCCTTGCCTGTCTTTGGTTAACGACTCTAGGCCGTAGCTGAGTCGCAGATCCTCCAGTTCATCAACAACCTTGATGTAATTATCTATATAAGCCCGTTGAGCATCGGTAAGATCATCAGCAAAAGCGTCTGCATCGCTAAATACGTCTAACCAGTGAGTTCCGGTATCCTCGAAAATACCATCCCTGTCTATCTTGAAAGGAAGTTTTCCTGAAAACTTTCCAACCGAAAGAGTCCCTATTTTAGGTACTCTAAGTTCGGGTATTCTACCGAGGTCGAATCCCAGAATTTTAGGAGCATGTTGCTGGTGAACATCAAGAGCAGACTGAATAGCAATATTAGAGAGGTCTCCTGCTATCGCTGAACTGCGGGCATAACCAATCATCAGTTTTTTCATATCCGAGGTAGCCGCAACAGACGGGTTGATTCCGGTTTGTTTCAATAACGTCTGTAGTATTCCGTCTTCTAATGTTACGATCTCCTCTATTAAGTCATCGAGACTGCGTAAATCAGCAACATAGAAACGTCCACCAGCACCTCCACTCACACCAATCTTTTTACCCCACATACCAAGTATCTCTATTGCTCTGGGATCGCCGGACATAATAGCCTTGACATAATTTCCGTTCGCATCTCTGGCTATAAGTCCCACATCCATGAGTCTCTGCAAGGTACCGTTGGTCTCTGAAAGTAGTAATGTCCCTTCTTTACCAGCCTGACGGGTAAGGGTCTCCGTGTACTTTGCCATGTTTATGGAAGCGCCTTCCGGCATGTTAAGCCAAAACCGAAGGTCATTTTCAAACAGGGTGGCAGCTAATCTTTCGCCTGTCTCTGTAGAAAATAGTGGCAGATCTAATTTCCGGTTAAGAGTCTGGGAAACAATATCCTGTGTACTATTTCTGACAGCAGAGGCGGCTTCTGGGTTCCTGACCAACACTTCCGGTATATGTTGGATGATGGTTTTAAGCATCCCCAGATCATGGGCGGCTTTTGCCGTGAAAGTAACTGCTCTGGCTGTGCCAAAGATAGGCATTGTTACAATACTGGTAGGAGCAGTAATGCCCGTGATAAGTTCCTGATGCCACGGCCTTTCCTCGTTGATATCAGCTATAGCACGGGTCTTTTCTTCCCAGTCCAGTTCTTTTCCTTTTTCTCCGAATAGTATCTCTCCGGTTTCTTCTGAAGGGGGGACATAAAGAAAGCTGTCTTTGTCACGCAAAGCTCTAAAGGGACTCGGACTCAATGCGTTCACAATATCGCTGCCAAGACCAAAGGTGTACTTATCAAGCCAATCTTCACCCTTTCCTATCAAATAGCTGGCAACTTCTGCCTCTGCCTGAAGAAATTCAGTAAAGCCGACCCGACCTGGATAATCAGATACTTCTATATCTCTTTCTATCGGATCAAGCTTGAATCCTTCTTCCTGCCTTATCCTTGCCTCTTCTCCCTTAGCTTCCTGCGCTTCCCTCGATAAATCCGCTGTACCGAAGAAACCTCCAGGTTTAACTCCTCTTTCTTCCTGTGCTTTTTTCGCTTTAAAAGCAAATTCTTCTTCGGGGGAAACAATCCCCGTGACTGATGCAGCAAGTGCCTTTTTATTCTTTTCCTTTTGAAGGCGCTGTGCCTCTGCAAGAGCTTCAGGATCAAATCCTAGATCACGCTCACGTATCTGGCCTGAGATATGCTCAAAACCTGGTAAGCCCTTGAAATAATCAATGGCCTGTTCAGGAGTTAAATCTTCAATATTTGTTAAGGAAAATCCTTTTCCCATTATCTTCTACCTCTTCTGAATACAGAGAATGCCCTGCCGCCGCCGCCCCTGCCAGTCGCAAGAAGTCTGCGTCTTTCCCTGAGTCTCCTGTTCTCAGCCTGCTGGAACGCTCCTGTCAGCTTGAACTGATCCTCAAATCCTGGGAGCCTGCTTTCAAAGAACTCTTCCTGTGTCATACCTGGAGTGACCGTCGTTGCACGGTCACGCGCTCCTTCCTTGATCGTAGTAAAGCGATCCTGTGCTTTTCTGAAAGGTTCTGTTTTTTCTGCCTCTCTCCGAGACTCCTCCATGAACTCTTCTCTTGCCTCATCTGTTGTCGCCTTTGACGCTTCTATGGCTGCGTCCACAGATGCACGATGGGCATCCATTGCTTTAGAGCGGTCTGCTGGCCCTACACCTGCTCTAGGGGGACGTATCCCTGGCTCTCCCGTAAAAAACGGAAATTCCTCTTGTTCAATACCACGACCCATGAACTCTCTCTCTTCGTCTGAGAGGCCCATCTCTTCCTCGTACTGTTCTTCATCGAATGTGGTGACAGGTCTGCTTGCCGCATCCCATGCTTGCTGAAATTCCTGTCCCTGCATCTGCCCCTGTAGCCATGTAGCGTATTCGGGACGCTCTTCAGATATCTCAAGCAGCGCTGGTGTCATGCCTCTAAGATCGAACACTGGCGCTGGTTCCGGTAGAGGAACAGGTCGTGTTGGAGCAACATATCCTGGTAATCCTTTTGCGATTGGTGACGGATCCATCTGTGCTATAAACGAATTATATTCCTGTGGCGAAGACCCGATAGTTCTTGCAATTATGCTATTAAGGGATGCGGTATCTGTCACACCTGCAATTTCTGCCTGCAACGCAAGATCAGGTATCACGTTAGTTGTTAAGAACTCGTAAAATTCAGGAGTTGTATTTGCGTTGATGATCCCTGTCTCTCGGAGATGTGAAGTTATATGGGCGGTACGGTTTTTTGCAAAGTCAGTGGCCTGCGTAGACAGGTAAGTGTTCTGGCCAGTGGCAATTACACCGCTGACAGCATTTTGAAATTCAGGATCTGAAAGCATCTCCGCATGTGTCCCATACTGTTTTTCTTCCATGAGGGCATAGACCGCAAACTTGTCTTCCTCAGAAGCATTAGTCCATGCAACCCAGTTTTCAGGCCGTATAAGGTCATCTGCGAGTGCATCAAGAAGATCTTTTCTGCCGGAAGTCGTGCCGATCTCTGAACTGCTGATAGGGCGTTCTTTCCGGTTCTGTCTCCATGATGCCAGAACACGCAATTCAAGCGCATCATCTTTTCTCATTGCATCGAAGCTGCTGTACTGAAACACCACGGGCATCAGTTCCCGCCAGTCCTCTGCGATATATCCTGGATCTGTTCCATCGGACGCGGCATGTACCTCGCCAAGCAATGACAGGTATTTCTTTGCTGCCTTTTCCCGTTCCACTGGATCCTGCATGAGGTTGGCCCAACTGGCAGTTTCATCTACTGCAAGGATATCGCGTACCTTTTCTATGAACTTTTCCCCGTTTGGCCCGTTCATGAAGGTAAGTGCCTTGAAGATATCAAAGGCAGACTCTGTGGAAGCTCCATCTCCCAGCAATTCAGCCCTGTAAACTGCTCCCGCCTCCGTATCATTTACCAGAAAATCCACAAGGTTATTTATCTCTTCACGGACAGCGCTTTCCACTGTGCCAGTAGTGAACCTGCCGTTTTCCGTAAGTATCTCCCACTTACTGGAGCCAGGATCAAGTTCAAACTCAAATCCTTCAAGGAAATAGCTAGTAGAGGCCAGCAGGTTTTCCACGTTTGTTTTTAAACTTTTTGTATAATCCCAGTTCTTCTGGGCAAAGGCATTCCACAAATCATGTTCGCCAAGCAGGTCTATCCTGTTTCCTCCTGGCGTAACCACGTTTGAAAGCCTTGGATACAGTTCTGCTGCTTCCAGCATAACGCCTGGAGCTACCTCAAAGTTGCCCGTTGACATAGCCGTCAGGTAATTGACGGGACTGTTACTGTTTCTGGCATCATCTATACTGGGAACAAGAGCTGCCGAATAATCGTAGCTCCATGTACTGAGCATGTTCTCAACAATCGCAACAGGGTCAGCGGTGCCAATGGACATTGCAGCTATTCTTGGAGAGATGCCCAGCTTATCAAGCAGTACGGTTGCCGCATCGAGTCTCTGTTCATCGGAGAGATCCTCATTCGTAAACGTATCTATGGAATCCCGTATGAAAGTAGGGATTACACCTGCGTCCTCCCCTGCAATTATCCCCTGCCAGAAATAATCATCCTTGGTTATCACGATTGGAGAAGAAGTAAGGTTGTTGGAATAATTTGTTGCGACATCAACCCCGATAGAGTTGTATGTGTCCATTTCTCCTTTACGGAAAAATACTTGTTTTCCCTGTTTTGTTTTTTCATCAACCTCAAAGTTGTAGAACATATTGTGTCGCGCCCACCTTTCAGCATTTTCCGGCAGGGAGCCGGTAGCGCTGTAGTAGGTGGCCTCAAAATCATTTGCCGCATCGGCAACAAGTGCGTCCAGATCGACCTCACTTCTCGTGGGGTATTTAGGAAAAACCTGTCCTAACACATCTTCTTTAGCTTTGTTAATCACCTCAAGTGTAAGTTCTATATCTCCCGATAGATATGCCTCTGGAATAGGCAATTTATGCAGTGAAAAACCTGATTCCTCTAACGCGTTACGATAGTCAACCTCACTAAAATCAACGGAATCTGCACGTATATCATTTAAGTGATCAAGCATGTCCTGCTGACTCTCCCAACGTCCACCTGTAGCGACAGGGTTGAAGATATTATCAACATTTATCTGGCTGCCTGGCGGGTTAGACCACTTGTTCCACACATCCAGTGCGTGACCGCTGGATGTATGATCGTTAAGAATGTTTTCGGCCTGTGTATTCCTCTCACTCAGGGGAAGGGCTAAAAGTTGGTCATTCGTATACGATTTCGTGGTGTCACGGGGAACAATCCAGAACCTGAAGCCCTTATTCCTGACAAAGGAGTTATTCGTGTCATCAGGAGTGAAATAAAAACCACCCTTCGATGCACGGTCAAAGTAATTGTCACCCATTCCGTATCCACCGGACAGGCGAATTAAACCAAGATCGGGAGTATAGTCATATACTCCCCTGGTTAAAAAGCCTCCTTCTCCCTCGATATTATAGTGACCTGATTTATGAGACATAGAGCTGCCTTATAGCCCTTAACTTGTCTCTTGAAGGCGGGGATATGCCAATGCCTTTCATCTGTTCACTCAGGGAGGGCTGTTGTATTTCAGTCTGACGCCTTCCCCTCATAGGTGGTGTTTTCTTTTTATCAGCGTCATCTGACAGGCGTTCATATTCCTGTGTTACTGCTGCTATCGCGTCTGAAAATGGATTACTAGCGGGCAAGATCTATCCTCTCAGGTGTGTATGTATCGGGTGTTAATGGCGTGTTAAGGTCTGCTGGCCCTGCGCCTGTCGGGCCTCCCATCGGGCCTCCCATCGGACTGGCTCCTCCGGCTCCGTTAACTCCTGGAATCTGCGGTGCCATGGCCTGCTGCCTTGCGGCTATCTGTTCTGCCGCGGCTCCTGCGTTTTCCTCGTCAACGAGTCCCATCTGCTGTGCGACGAGCGTCTCGATCCTTTCCCTCACTGCTGGTAGGTTCCTGACTGCTTCCTCGATGAGCCTCTGTTTTATCTCGGAGCCGTTCTCGTAGCCTGCGGTCTCGTAGTAGGTCATCGGGTCGATGAGTCCTGCGCCGTACTCGCTCATGGCCATCTGCCTCTGCTGCATCTCCATGACGGGTTCGCCGTGCGGGAACTCGATCTGTATGCCGTATACGTTGTGGATCTGGTTTTTGCGCAGGGTCTTGCCGTCTGCGCCGATGCCGTCAGAGAGTTCTGACACGCTGTCTACCATTTGCAGGATGCGTGATCCCACTATGGAGGCCATGTGTTCTCTCTGGAGGGCTGGCCCTGCGAACGTGCGCATACCTGCCGTGTTAAGGATCGCCTGCTGGCCCACGGTTGTGACTCCTGCCTGCCTCACTCCTGCGAGTGCTGACGAGTAGGTGCCGAGTTCGAGGGTTGAGTCTGTCTGTGAGCGGAGCTGCAAGGCCCATCCTGGCACGTCTGGTGTGTTCATCACCCAGTAGTCGCCGAGGTCTCCTTCCAGTATTCCCTCGTTGGATATTGCCTGTGCAAGGGTCATCGGATCCCGTGATGTTCCCATGGGTGCAAAGGCAAATCTAAGCAGTATCTGGTGGAACGCTGAAATTTCCTGCGTTCTCTTCCTGATTGTTTCCTTGTTAGGGGTGAGGATGCCGTGTGCGAAGTTGCTCGGATCCCCTCCGCTGTCTCCTATGTCCATGCCCCATCCGCTGAAGGCGTGAACAAAAGGGACGAAGCCCCACGTATTCTTCTCCATCCAGATGGGTGTTGCCGACCTTGAGGCCGGAGAGCCGTAGGGTGGAGCTGGGTTGGCGACAAGTTTTACGTGCCAGTACGGTGTCCAGTAGTCCCATGTCTCCACCTCGTCCCACGGGTCTCTGTTGCCCATGTCGAATATTTCTGAGTAGCGCCTTCTCTGGCGTTTCTTTTTCATGATGGACTGTTCGTGCAGATCCTGCGCTGTTATCTTGGAGGTCTTGACCGCCATTGTCGGGATCTTCTCACGGGGATTCATCAGCACCGATGAAGGGTGAGGGACTCTTATCCGCATCGGGTTGAACGATCTCCGGTTGGCCCTGTATATGGTGCGGGCGGCGTTAAACTCTTCCTCGTCCTCGTAGTCTCCCTCCACGGGAGCAGAAGGCCTGTCTGCGAGTCCTGTCAGCACTGGTGCTTCAACGACTGCATAGCCGTGTGCGATGAGGTACTGTGCCACCATCTTCCACGGCAGGGTGGGTTCGTAGAGCGCGGCATTGTCCATGACTGCTTTAAGGCCGTGTTCAAGGTTTGTCGCGTCCTGTTTATGCTGCTCGGTATCTCCCACTGGCTCCCTGTGGATGCGGGGAGAGAAGCTCATCATCGTATCTACGGCATGGTTTACAAGGTGGGTGGGGGTGGAGTCATAGAATATGGGTCTCCCTTCGTAGTTGCCTGACCACACCTTGAATTTTCTCTCGTAGTAGGAGTCGTTATCACGAAACTCGTCGTGGGCTTTTGACCACAGCTCCCCCATCTTGGTGCGGAAGCGGATAATCGTGTCCACATCGGGTCTTTCCCTTAGATCAGCCATAAATATTTCCTGTTTTACTTATGCGAATGCGGGCATTCGTATTATCTTCGCATTATTCACTATACCCCGTTCGTTCTTTACCATCAGCGCAATGCCGAGTGCCATGACGTAATCGTCGTGCGCTCCTCCCATTGCCTGCGGTTTTTCTCCAGGCGCCGCTATTATCGTGGCAAACTCGTCCAGTCCGTACTTATTCGGTATGGTGAGGTGTCCTGCGTTAAAGGACGCCCTGAGTTCATCGAATAGCTGCTGCCTGCTCATACGGTCTGTCCTCCAGCCGTAATCACGCCTCATCTGCTTACCCCTGCCTACCCTTCTCCTGTAGAGGCGCGGATAGTTTAAGTTACGCACCGTTGTGAGGGCTGTATCGGAGAAGTTATTCTCTATGCCCCAGTCGGGATTATGGTACACGTCGAGCATCTCTGCCGATGCCGTTGCGAAATCTTCTGGCTGCATGGTGTTTGTTACGAGATCCGCAACCACGTAGCCGGAATTAACGTCCACGACTACTGTAACGGAGTAGTCCATGCCTACTCCGGAGGCAACGTCCGTGCCTGCAACGTACCTTCTTGCCGCTCTAGGTTCCTGGTAGATGCTGGCAGGGCCGACTGAGCGTAAGGGGTTTATGCAGTCGTCAGCCATGCCAGCGATCATATCTCTGTCAAATATACTTTGCGCCCTTGGAGGGGCTAAAGCTTCAAGTTCCTCTCCTGGATACTCCTGTTCCATGAACTGTTCGGGACTCATCCCTGCAAGTTCGATAGCGGGAACGGTGTCTTTCACACCTGCGTACCATTGATCTGTCCTGCCTGGCCTTGCGTGCCACGGCACGAACAGTTTATTCCACCCGTTGTCGGGTGCGTTCCTGTAAATCTCTTTAAAGAGGGAACTCATTTCCCTTTTATTGGACGTGGAACCCATGATCATCTGCCCGCCTGCGTCAACGGTGGGCTTTACGGCAGCGTAGTTCTGCGCGTGGTACTCATGAAAGTCCGCTTCGTCCTGTATTACCACTGAAGCTGTCTCTGAACGGCCTGCATCTTCCGTGCTTGGCAGCGCCACAACCTTTGAATCGTATGAAGGTATGCCGATCTCACCCCTCGAATCGGGAGATAAGGGCTGCTGCCAGCCTTCCGGCAGGTTTTTAAGTATGAACCTCACCTTATCAAGTAAAGAATAGGCCTCAGTCTGCCCCTTGGATATCATCAGCACGTTCGTGCCAGGGCTAAACGTCAGTAACCACGCAGCATATGCGGCAGTTGTCCACGAGAAACCGAGCTGCCGTGCCTTTAACACGGTAACAAGCCTGTTATCTACGATAGACTGTGCAAGTTCAAGGAGGTAAGGCCATTTCTGGAACGGTATCGCACCACCAGACACCCCTGAATGAAGCTGGCTCCTCTCAAGGATCTTCACATGGTCAAGGAAATCAGGCTGCTCACCGTCAGGAGAGACGAAATTCCTCCGCGCAAACTCCTTCTCTATCCTCCGTACAGCCTCTTCCCTGTGCTTC